AACTCTGTATGCAAGTTCTGTTTTAGGACGATCCATACCGTCCTGGATCGGTTTGAAGAAAAACGGATAGTTAACGGATATTGGTACGACTTTATCTGTAAACATTTTTTTAGCATCTGATCCAGATTTAGAGAGTATACCAAATCGGGAGTCACTAGATATTGTTGCTTGGTTAACAAGTTCTGCCGAGGACATAAATGAAAATCCAGATCGTCTGTTTTTAAGGTAGCACATGCCGTAACATCTGTTATCTGCCTTGCAAGCTTCCCAAAATATAAAGAATAATCTATTTGCTTCTCTAAAATCTGGCGCTCCAACGTCGATCTTTGACCATTGTAGGTACATGTAATGAGTACCAGTAATATAAGTAGTAACACCGTTATTATAGAACCAGTAACCTTGTTCTCTTCTTTTAAATTCTTCATCTATATAATCGTACCACTTTTCTTTAAATTCAGACGGGTATTCTTCCCAGTCAAATATACTTTTTATTCTACTTAACTCTTTTGGGTATTCTTGTTTTTCCCAATACTGTTCCGCTTTTTCTTTACCTCGTTTAAACGGTTCATCTGTTGCTGGTAAAGCAATCCTGAGATTTTGTATTTCAATGATTTGTCCAATTTTTCCGGTTTTACTTATTACTATAAAATCATAATCAGAGTTATAACCATACTCCCATTTTTTAAATCTATTGTTTTTAGCTAGTATCTTAGGATTTACAACTTCTTTAACTTCTTCCCAAAGAGTCTGTTCGTAAATCACTTGCTTCTCCCTTCTGCAAAACCTTTAAAAGTTTTTTCTATTTTAACTTCTTTAGGTTTTTCATTTAGCATATCTTCTTCTAATTGCATACGGTTAAGTATTTCAAAAGCATCGAATATGGCTAGTTTCTTTGTTGCGGCAGCATTTTTTAATCTATCAGCGCTTACATCATCGTCTGAGTCAACAATCTTTTCTTTTGCTACCTTAATTAATTCCTCAACTGCTTTTTGCCCAGCTTGGATTATTTTCAATTTCGTTTCCTTCGTATTCATGGGTTAAAGCTATATCATTTGATTTCATACAATAAAGTCGTTCACCCTCTATAATAAACTCAAATTCAGAATTAGGGGTAAACGTAATAAGTGTTCCAGGTGTTATTTTAAGAGCTTCTAAGGACTTGTTTGAATATTTTACTATACCAATATTAGACTGCTCTTTTCTATTCTTTAGGAAGCTTTGATTTTTTAAGGGTTTTATAAAGCAATAATCTAAATGTGGTTTTAAATTATACATATAAATTTGCTCAGGTGAAACAAAATAAAGATCATCTTTAAAATAAGTTGAGCTATTTCGTTCTTTACCTTTTTGATCGTACCATCTTCTAAATATGTTGTGATGAATATATAATTCATCTCCTATATTTATTTTAGTTTTATAAGCTGCTGGCGTAAAAACGACAACAGCTTTTTTACTAACAAACTTATGATCTTCAATACTAGTGTTAACAATGAGGGTTTTATCATTGATCTTCTTTGTATTATCATACCTTTGATTTAATGGTTTAACAATAAAACTATATAAGCTTTTCACTAATACTTAAGATCGTATTCTACAGATATTGACATATTAGCATTAAACTTTTTCCAAGGCAAGACTTCATTATTTTTAGTTATAAAAATATTATATGATTGGTCTTTGTCTTCAAAAAGAATATCGCTAATAGTATGTCCACCATATACTTCCTGACCAGTTGAATAATGCATCGCCTCATTCTTATAGTCAGAGCCTATGCTAATTTTTCTTATCTTCGACATCTTTTTCTATCTTTGTATAGCTACCGTCTTTTAAATCTATATTAATTGAACCGTAAGTTTTTTCTAATTCTTGTTTAGTATCAGAAATAACATTGTTCAATTCTTGTAAATTTAAGTTCAAAATAAATTTTTGATGATCAAAGTGTCCTATTTGTTGAACAAGTTCATTTAATTTGTTTTGATGCTCTAATACTGTTTTTAATTCTTCTTTTGTTATTTTTTTTGCTTTTGCCATTTTATTTGATTTTATTTGATTGTTTGTTTTTTTTTGTTAGTATACCGCTCTCAAATTTGATCCCGATATAACACCTTTTGCTAAAATAGGAACTTTATCTCCTACAACTGTCCCTGGTTGTACTAATGGAAATGTTACTGCATTACCTGCTTCTGTGATAACTTCAACGCTTTGTGCTGCATTTCCATTATATATAACAGCTCCTCTATCTTCGACTGATAAACCTGGTAAAGTTAAACCATTAGCTAAAACTTTTAATTTAAGTCCTGAACCACCGCTTGATGGAGAACTAAGAGTAATTACGTTACCTATATCATAACCACTACCTTCATGTCCGCCTGATATTTTAACAGAACTTACGCCATATACTATTGGCGTTACTCCAGCTGCGCTAACAATTGTTACGCCAGTTATTTCTACTTCTACGCCTGTACCACCAGCAGGTGCTGTAGCTCCATCTTGAGTTATTTCATCACCTACATCTGATGGATCATAACCTGTTCCAGCAGCAGTTATTTCAACAGCTTGTATAGCTGGTATTATTGTATTTATCGCTCCAGCTGTAACTACTGCAGCATCGTGGCCAAACACTCTTGGTTGAGCCATCATATTTCCTTCTAAACCTTTCATGTTTATTTATTTATTTTTGTTATTTTTTCAGCACCACGACTTCCGAAGTATGCTACGTAAACTGTTACCAGTAATGTTTTTAATAAGTTTATCCAAGCATCATCAACTTGAAACTGTAAGTGAAAAGAATCTACAGCCATCATAAACACGGCTGATGCTGTTAAAAATATAAGAGCTAGAGGTCTAGTGTTTTTACTAAGCCAAGAGTCTGATTTCATATCAGCTCTCCATCTACTTGAAATTTCTTTTAACTCTTGTAGATCTTGCTCTATAAGCTTCATAGCCTGTTCTTTATCTACCGCCTTAATCTTATTATCACTTGTTATAAGATTTTTTACTACACCAAAAGTGCCTTGGTTAGGCAATATATCTCCTATAGCATCTAATACTTTAGGAGCTTTACTAGCTAGAAAAGCCCCTACTTTAGTTTCCTTAAATGATTTTTTCTCAGCCATTACGATTTATCAACAGTTTTACCTTGCTTTTTTTGAGCTTGTAATTGCTCTTCTACAGCTTGATCAACTCGATCTTTGTCACCTTGACTACTTATTACTACGTTTTGATCTAGCTCTGCATTTGCTTTATCGTCTTTAGTAGTTGCTACAGCTTCTCTGTTTTGTTTTTCAGTTGTTGCTTTAGTATTTCCTACCTTCTTATAGACAGTTCTTGTTTTTTTAATTTTACCTCGTTTGCCAGTCACTGGATCATAACCAGTTTCATAATAAACTTCTTCTACAGGCTGCATGCCTCCTTGTGTTTGATCTCCTTTATCAACATCTTGTGTAGTAAGTTTAGTGCCAATAGTTTTATCTTTAACGTCAGCCTTTTTTAATACATCTCTAGGATTTACTTTTGGCTCTGGTTTTTTCCCAGTTGTACTAGAATCAGTAGTAGTTTTATAAAGGTTTTTTTCTTTCCATAGTTCNCCTGCTTTTTCAAACTCTTCTAAACTACCATATTTATCTTTAACACCATCTTTGTTTTGATTCCATAGATCTGCATAACTACCCTCAGCTTCAAANTGTTTTTTCCAGTTTGTAGTAGTATCTGTTGTTTCAGTACCATCTGGATTTTGCCTTATAGATGATGATTCATCCACCACNCTCCAGTTTTGGTTGTCAACACCAGCATCAACTTTTTTATCTAGTTNTTGCTGAGCTTCTTCTTNTGTTTTTGGCTCACCGTTATTATAAGCCATAGTATTACCATTAGCTTTAAAAGGGCTCTGATTAAGGAACCCTTTACTTTTTAATGGATTTACTCTTTTGTCTCCAAGTTTAAATGCCATAATTATGATTTCATATGTTTAGAAAGAATAGAACCACCTTTTTTCTTGCCATTCATCTTTGT